TACCTCCTGCCGCTGTGGAGGTCATATTCTGGCCCAGCTCAGGGGGCGAATTCCACACCCAACGTCGAAGAGCCAAATTTTTTAACTGCTGACTCAGCCTCCCCTCGTTGCACCGTGCATCTTAGAAGCTCATGCCCGTCTTTATTATTAACAATAGCATCTATATGCCTATTAACGCTCCTCATTACATCATATACACCCAAGTCAATACTTGCCACTTCATACCCATACTGCTCCCAGCACCTTATATCTAAACTACTTACATAGGCGTTATGAAGACCGACATTAATACTTATGTTTCCATTAACAGGCTGACTGGCTCCCTTATCAATTAAATTCTCTAAAATAACCACATTCGACTTCATTTCATTCTCGATAGCTGCTTGCATATTTTTTAGCCTTTTCCACTTACTGGCCATTGGATATAAAAGTGCAACAGCTACAGCTAATAGTGATCCTAATGCCTGAAACCATGCTGCACTCCATTGTGAGTAGTGCCAGTGGCTAGTCTCTGGTGCAAAAATCGATAAAGAGATCAAGCAAGGTACACCACCTACTAACGCAAATTTCACCCAATTATTCATCCCAACATTCCCTTAGCAGTCATTTCCTCGCACCTTACCACACCCACCATGTAAACCACCCCACTTACACCCAGCACCGCTACCACCCTCCACCTAGCCCCCGCACGATACCTGCGTGAATTCACCCTTTTCGTTACTCGAACAGTGAACCTGCGCAGGAGCCACCATGGCACTTGATCAATACCACCACGGCGTGCGCGTTGCGGAAGTTAATGACGGCACGCGTACTATCCGCACCGTCTCCACCGCCGTCATCGGCGTGGTCTGCACCGCGCCGGATGCGGACGCCAATACCTTCCCCCTCAACCAGCCCGCGCTGGTGACCAATGTGGACACCGCCATTGGCAAAGCGGGCACCCAAGGCACGCTGAAAGACACCCTCACCGGCATTGGTCAACAGGCCAAGCCCATCATCGTCGTGGTGCGGGTAGAAGAAGGCATTGACGACGAAACCACCACCGCCAACGTGATTGGCACCACCACCGAGCTAGGCCAGCGCACCGGGCTGCAGGCGCTGCTCACCGCCAAGCAGAAGCTGGGTGTGACGCCGCGCATTATTGGTGTGCCTTACCTGGATACCCAGGCGGTGGCCACCGCCATGGTCTCGGTGCTGCAGCAGCTGCGCGCCTTTGGCTACGTCTACGCCCACGGCTGCGAGACCACCAGCGACGTTATCGCCTACCGCGATGAGTTCGGTGCCCGAGAGCTGATGGTGCTGTGGCCCCAGTGGCAAGCGTTCGATACCGACGACGCGCAAACGCTGGATATCAGCCCCGTGGCCATCGCCCTCGGCCTGCGCGCCAAGCTCGACCAAACCGTGGGCTGGCACAAAACCCTAAGTAACGTGGCGGTGAACGGCGTCACCGGCATCAGCAAAGACGTGTTCTGGGATCTGCAAAGCCCCAACACCGATGCTGGGCTGCTCAACGCCGCCGATGTCACCACGCTAGTGAACCAGAACGGCTATCGCTTCTGGGGCTCGCGTACCTGCGCCGGGCCGGAAAGCCTCTTCCCCTTCGAGAACTACACCCGCACCGCTCAGATCCTTGCCAACACCGTGGCCGAAGCGCATCTGTGGGCGGTGGATCTGCCCCTGCATGCTTCCCTGGCGCGAGACATCATCGAAGGCCTGAACGCCAAGTTCCGCGAGCTGAAAACCCTGGGGCTGATTGTCGATGGCAGCGCCTGGCTGAACGAAGAGCTCAACACCCAAACCTCCCTCAAGGGCGGCAAGCTGCGCATCGACTACGACTACACGCCGGTACCGCCGCTGGAAGACCTCGGTTTTCAGCAGCGCATCACCGACTCCTACCTGGCCGACTTCGCCGAGCGCGTCGCGGCCACCGCCTGATTGGATTAGCGAGAGACCCCCATGGCACTCCCCAAAAAGCTCAAAGACCTCAACCTGTTCAGCAACGGCGAAAGCTGGCAAGGCATCGTCCAGTCGATCACCTTGCCCACCCTCACCCGCAAGATCGAAGAGTGGCGCGGCGGCGGCATGGATGGCGCGGTGGGTATCGATATGGGCCAAGACGGCCTGCTCACCGTGCAATGGACGGTAGGCGGGCTGGTGGAAAGCCTGTTCGACAACTTCGGCACCGCCCGCATCGATGCCGACATGCTGCGCATGACCGGCAGCTATGAGCGCGACGACATCGACGACGCCTCCTCGGTCGAGGTGGTCATGCGCGGCCGCCACACTGAGATCGATATGGGCGACGCCCAAACCGGCGAAAACACCGAGCACCAGGTCACCAGCACGCTCAGCTACTACAAGCTCACCATCGACGGCACCGAGAAAATCGAGATCGACCTGGTGAACGGCGTGTTCAAGGTCAACGGCGTTGACCGCCTCGCGGGTCGCCGCCAGCGCCTGGGTATTTAACACAGGCATCTAAGCCCGCCCCTTTTTCCCTTAACCCAACACAAGGAACACTCTCATGACCAAAGCTGCCGTCACCCAAGCCATCGCTGCGACTATCACCCTGGATACCCCGCTCACCCGGGGCGAAACCGAAATCACCGAGCTGCGCCTGCGCAAGCCCACCTCCGGCGAGCTGCGCGGCGTCTCGCTGGCCGATGTGCTGCAGATGCAAACCGACGCGCTGATCACCCTGATCCCGCGCCTCTCCAACCCCTCGCTCACCGCCACCGAGGTGCGCCAGATGGACCCGGCGGATCTCGTGCAGTGCGGCGGTGAAATCGCCGGTTTTTTGCTGACGAAGCGGGCCAAGGGCGAGAGCGAATAAACCTCCCCAACCAGGTAGAAGACGCGATGGCGGATCTCGCCATCGTCTTCCACTGGACCCCGCAAGACTGCGCCGCCTTCACCCTGCGCGAACTCATGGCCTGGCGAGAAAGAGCGCGCAAACGCAGCACCACCACAGACACCAGGAGCCAGCGTGGCCGGTAACAACCTCAAGCTGCAGGTCATTTTAAACGCCGTGGATAGGGCCACCCGCCCGCTGCGGGCCATCGACCGTGCCAGCCAGGCCGCTTCTCAGGCCATGCGTGAAAACCGCGACCGCCTAAAGCAGCTGCAGGCCACGCAGAAGAACGTCAGCTCCTTTCGTACCCTCACCCGGCAATCCTCGGAAACCACCACCGCCCTGCGGGAACAGCAAGAGCGCATTCGTCGCCTCTCGCAGCAAATGCACACCCACCAGGGCGACACCGCCGCCCTGCGCGCTGAACGGCAAAAGGCCATTACCCAAGCGCGCAGGCTCAGCCAGCGGGTGGACGAAGAACGCCAGCAGCTCCAGCGGCTGCGCAGTACCCTGAACGAAAACGGCGTCAGCACCGCCCACCTCTCCCGCGATCAACGGCGGCTCTCCAGCGAGATCCAGCAGGCCAATACCGCCGTGGAAGAGCAGCGGCAGCGGCTCAAACGGCTGGCCGAACAGCAGCGCAACGCCGCCCAAGCGCGTGGCCGCTACGACCGCGCCATGAGCCTGCGCAGCAGCATGGCCGGTACCGGCGCGGGCATGGTGGCCAGCGGCGGTGCCGCGCTGTACGCCGGGGCACGGCTGCTGGCTCCTGGTGTTGAATACGGGGAATCGATGTCGCGGGTGCAGGCGCTCACCCGCCTGGAGGGAGACGACGAACGCCTGGCAGCGCTTCGCCAGCAAGCGCGGGAGCTAGGGGCCACCACCGCCTTTAGCGCCGGGCAATCCGCCGATGCCCAAGGCTACCTGGCGATGGCCGGTTTCAACCCCGCCGCCATTCAAGCGGCCATGCCGGATATGCTCAACCTGGCACTGGCCAACCAAACGGATCTCGCCCGCACGGCAGATATCTCCTCCAACATCCTCTCCGGCTTCGGGTTAGACCCCGCCGAGATGGGCCGCGTGGGCGATGTGCTCACCGCCACCACCACGCGGGCCAACGTCGATTTAGAGATGCTGGGCGAGTCGATGAAGTACGTCGCCCCGCAAGCGCGGGCGATGAATATGTCGCTGGAACAGTCCGCCGCCATGGCCGGGCTGCTGGGTAACGTAGGTATTCAAGGTAGCCAGGCAGGCACCACCCTGCGCGCCATGGTCACCCGCTTGGCCGCGCCCACCGGGGCCGCCGCCGGTGCGCTGGCCGACCTCGGCGTGAACGCCAAAGACGCCGAAGGTAACCTGCGCGACATCCCCCGCATTCTCACCGACGTAGCGAGAGCCACCGAAGCGATGGGCAACGCTGACCGCGCCGCCTACCTAAAAGAGATCTTCGGCGAAGAACCCGGCGCAGGCATGGCGGAACTGATCGCCCAGCAAGGCAGCGAAGGCATCGAAGCGTTTGTCGAGATCCTTTCCAACGCCGCCGGGGAAAACGCCCGGGTGGCGAAAACCATGGCCGACAACATCGGCGGCGACCTGAAATCGCTCAAATCGGCCTGGGATGAAGTGGGTATCTCAATCACCGAGACCAACAACGGCGCGCTGCGCGGCCTGATTCAGAACGTTACCGCCATTACTCGCGGCATCGGCCGCTGGATCAACGAAAACCCCAAGCTGGCAGGCACCCTCGCCAAAGCCGCCGCCCTGGTGGCGGTGCTGGTGGCAGCAGGCGGCGCGCTTACGCTGATGCTCGCCTCCATCCTCGGCCCCTTCGCCATGGTGCGCTTTGGCATGGCGATGCTCGGCCCGCAGGCGCTAATGGTGGGTAAAGCGCTTACCTGGTTAGGTGGGGTGATTCGCGCCGTGGGTATGCTGGCCGTGGCCAACCCCATTGGCGCAGCCGTGGCTGCCATTGCCGCTGCGGCGTACCTCATCTACCGCTACTGGGAACCCATCAAAGCCTTCTTCCAAGGTCTGTGGCAGCAGGTAAAAACCGCGTTCGGTGATGGGCTAGGGGCGGTCGCGCAGCTGCTGATGAACTGGTCGCCGCTTGGGCTGCTGTACCGGGGCATCACCACCGCCCTTTCTGCGCTGGGCGTCGAGATCCCCGAACAATTCCGCTCGCTGGGCAGCGCCATTGTGGATGGCCTGATGAGCGGGCTGACCGGCAAGCTGGCCGACCTACGCGACCGCGTGGTGGGCATTGCAGGCAACGTGCGCAGCTGGTTTGCCGACGTGCTGGACATCAACAGCCCCTCCCGCGTGTTCACCCAGCTAGGCGGCTACACGGTGGACGGCCTAAACCAGGGGCTGGATGCCCAGCGGGACGAACCCGCTAGGCGCGTGCAGGAGATCGCCCGACGCGTCACCCGTGCCGGTGCCGGGCTGGCACTCGGGGCAGCCGCCCTGCCCGCCGTGGCGATGCCCAGCATCGAGCAGCAGGCTCCCATCCAGTTCGATAACCGGCCGCCGCTCACTGCTGCCAGCTCCCAGGCCAGCGGTTTCTCAATGGGCGATATCAACATCAACGTCACGCCCGCCCCCGGCATGAACGAACAGCAGCTCGCCCAGTACGTGGCGCAGGAAGTGCAGCGCGCCCTCACCAACGCCCAGCGCGACGCCCAGGCGCGGCAGCGTTCGTCACTGCGCGACCTCGACTAACAGGAGCCCCACCATGCTCATGGCCCTTGGCATGTTTGTATTTGAGACCCGTAGCGTGCCGTATCAGGAATTAAAGCGCATCACCGAGTGGCGGCACCCCAGCCAATCCCGCGTGGGGCAGCGGCCCGCCTACCAGTTTGCAGGCCCAGGGGCGGATACCATCACCCTCAGCGGCACCCTGCTGCCCACCTTCACCGGCGGCCGTTTTAGCCTGGATGAGATCCGCGAGATGGCCGACCAGGGCAACGCCTGGCCGCTGGTCGAAGGCACCGGCCGCCAGTACGGCCTCTGGGTGGTCACTCGGGTGGAAGAAACCAGCACGCACTTTTTCCGCGACGGTGCCGCAGAGAAAATCGAGTTCAACCTCACGCTAGAACACGTCGATGATGAACGCACCGACCTGATCGGCCGCTTGGCGCTGCCCGCCATGGCACGGTTAGCGGGTGGCTACGTATGAACGCCTACCCTAAGCCCAGCTACCGCATCACCCTGGATGGCACCGACATCACCCCGCGCATCAACGGCCGCCTGATCAGCCTCTCGCTACGCGAGCAGCGCGGGCTGGAAGCCGACCAGCTGGACATCACTCTGGCCGATCACGACGGCCAGCTCGCCATACCCCCACGCGGGGCAGAGCTGCAGGTGGCCTTTGGCTGGCAAGAGGAAGGGCTGGTGGACAAGGGCCGCTTTACGGTGGATGAAGTGCAGCACAGCGGCACGCCGGACCAGCTCACCATCCGCGCCCGCTCGGCGGATATGCGCGGCCAACTGCCCGGCAAGCGCACCCAGGGCTGGCACGATGTCACGCTGGGCGAGATCGTCACCACCATCGCCGGCCGCAATAGCCTGGAGCCGGTGGTGGCCGCCGCGCTCAACGGCATCCGCATTGGCCATATCGACCAGACCGATGAATCCGACCTGAATTTTCTCACCCGCCTGGGCGAGCGGTACGATGCCATTGCTGCCATTAAAGCAGGGCGCATGCTGTTCACCGTGGCCGGCCAAGGGCTAACGGCCAGCGGCCGCGCTATGCCCGCCATCACCCTCACCCGCCGCGACGGCGACCAGCACCGCTACAGCGTGACCGACCGCGACGCCTACAGCGGCGTAAAAGCCTACTGGAACGACACGCGAGGCGCAGAGCGCCACACCGTACTGGCAGGCACAGAAGAGAACGCCAAACAGCTACGCCCCACCTACGCCACCGAAGACGACGCCCTGGCCGCCTCCCGCGCCGAATGGCAGCGCATCCAACGCGGCCTGGCAGAGTTCGAGCTTACGCTGGCATTAGGCCGCGCCGACCTGCTCCCCGAAACCCCGCTCACGCTCGCGGGCTTCAAGCCTCAAATCGACGCCACGGCCTGGCTGGTGAGCGAGGTCACGCACGCGCTGAATGATGGAGGGTTTACTTCGAGTATAAAGCTGGAAACTCTCTTGCATTCACGCACGGATGCACGCTAATTAAGACTAAAAAGCCCCATTTATTGGGGCTTTGCTAGTGCAGCACTTTTCTTTTGCTCACGTATTTGATCGCGTCTGACTTTGTGAGCAATGATCGCATCCACATGCCTGATCAGTCGACCTTGCCATACACCCACACCTCGCATGAAGTGCTCAGGCCAATGAGGTGACTCAGGTATAGTTGAAAGAAAAGGGTAAATAAGAGAGGGGTACTGCGCTAATACACTCCGTGTAGCTTTATGCCTTGATATATCGCGATAAACATACTTTGCATAATTAAGGGCAGGCCGCCTAGCATCTGGGTCTGAGAATATTTCAAGTGCCTGATTATGCAGATCTTCACGCACAATTCGGCACAAGACTTCTGTACGTACTAGCTCGCGCTTAACAGCGATCGGCCTCATACGCCTGTGTTTCAAATTAGCGATGCGCGTCCATAACAGTGCGGCTGGATTTAAAACATAAAAACGTAGAATTTCTTTACCGTCTTGATGTAGATCCCACTCTACAAGCCTTGCCGCAGCGCGCATGCTATCAGCATCAAACCCACCATAAACCTGGTTCATAACGTCTACTACGAAATGCCCGTCAGCCAATATTTCTGGGCGGTAGAGCTCTATCAATGCCATGTTGGGTACATGGTCGTCTGGCGTAGGGAAGCGTGGCACTCCTTTCCACTGATCTGCTAATACCCTGACCCCTTCAATCGTTCCGGCAACAATGTCGAGATCCGATGAAGTCAGCGCAGCGGTGTGTTCTTGATCTAATTGCCCTTCCAAAAAATAAGCACCCCAAAAAGCAATCGCCTGGCCTCCAATGAGTACCAGGCGTTCTTGATATTCGGGGGGAAGCTCTGCAATAAGTTTTAGAATCGGCTGTATTGAAAGGCTATCTTCCATCCAAACTCACTGCAGACAGGTCACAAAAATAGATAAGCTCAGAGCGGCGCAGGAGCCGGAGCACCACGAATAATACGGGCATGCTGACGAGCGCCCTTGAACTGAGAAGCACGTTCAATCGCTTCCTGAGAAACAAGCATTTCTGCATATTCTTGGAAACGGTTGCGCTCTTTCTCTTGAAGACGTAGCACGAAACCATTTTTTTGATTTGCGCTGATATAAGAAACCATGATTTTCACCAGTAAAATCAGTTGGTTATAGAATATAACACTTGGCACCATGCGAAGCGCTAAGCTTTCTGCGAAAGCTTAGCGCTTCGCATGGTGCCAGTCAATAATATTTGTCTATGTTCGTTCATATTAAGCGATATTTCTATACTTAGCAAACCCCCAGCCATTCCATGGCCGGGGGTATCAGTGCCGCAATCTTCTGGCGAAACGGTTCCGCAACGCGTGCTTTTAGGCGACACCCTCACTATGGCAAATCCGCTCAAGCAATGATGTAAGCCATCAGCTACAAAACCTGTAAGCCACCTCCTGGTATGGATTGACCCGTCAAGGGGTCGGTTGGCTTTACTACATGTGATTGTCCTCAATGCCTACGGCTCAGGA